AACTAGCCCTCCGGCATGTTGGGTTCCTTGGCGGCATGCCGCCTGCCGTCAAGGGCCTGACAGATTATGCTTTTGCTGAGGGTGATCCGATATCGTTTGAGTTTATGGAGTGGGAAGAGGCCGACGCATTTCAGGGTATCGGGCGAGTGCTGCGCAAAATGCGCGATTGGCTCATCTCCAAAGATGGTCTTGAACAGGCAGACAGCATCATCCCTGAGTATGAAATCGAATCGCTAAAAAATATCAAGCCAACGCCTCAGCCGGATCCTGTTTCGGCCATGGCATCATATAACGAAGGGGGCACAATGCCAACCGTTGAAGAACTGCAGGCAAAGATCAGCGAATTTGCCGAAAAAGAGACCAAACTCACCGAGCGAGTCACTGCTCTGGAAACAGAAAACGGCCTCCTCAAAACTGAGGCTGAGAACGTCAAGGCCGCTGCGCGCAAGGCAGATCACAATGCCTTTTGTGAGGCATTGGTCAAGGAAGGCAAAATGATTCCTGCCAATAAGGAAGCTTTTGTCGAGCAGCTTGAGCTTGCGCACCAGGCCAGCCAGCGCAACTTTGCAGAGGGCGAAAAAACCCCAGAGCAGAAGCTCAAAGAAACCCTTAGCTCTGCTCCCGTGGTTATCCAGTTCGTAGAGCTGGCAACGAATAAGCCAGCCTCAGCAGAGGATAGCGCTGGTGACAAGCTCGGCAAAATGGCAGAGGCCCGCAGCAAGGATAAGGGGTGCTCCTTTAGTGAAGCATTGGTACAGGTTTGCCGCGAGAACCCTGAGCTCGAAAAAGCGTATCGCAACGAATAAAATCACAGTCCCCCTTTTTGTGGAGTTGTAAAAATGGCCGTAGAAAACGGAATCCTTGACCTGAGCTTTGAAGCTGCAGAGGACCTTAGCAGCGACCAGTTCCGCATCGTTGTATTGGATGCTTCAACGCGCAAAGTGCGCCGCCCCGATCACGCAACAACCGACAAGCCCTTTGGTGTTCTGCAAAACGCTCCAGTAGCCGGGGAGGCTGCATCTGTGCGAGTGCTTGGGACCAGTAATGTCGTGCTTGGCGAGGCGGTTGTTGTTGGTGAGTACATCAAGCATGAATATGTGAGCGCTACCGATGCTGGCAAGGGTCTTGATGCAGATGGCATCAACGATGTCGCAATCGGGATGTGCATTCGCGGAGGGGCCGAAGATGAGCTTGGCGAAATCCTGCTCAGCCCTGTTCCGTTCCAGGTTGGCGACACCACTGCCAGCTAATAGTTGACCGATAATAACCTGATCGCCTCTTACTAAAGGAGAATCGAAAATGCCTCAGCCCGATGTCAGAGCGCAGATTGTTGCCGGTCCGCTGGCCAATGTGTCGCTACAATACCGCAACCAAGAATACGTTGCAGACCGTGTTTTCCCCTTGATTGATGGCTTGAGCCCCAAGGCCAAGATCACCAAGTACAACAAGGGCGATTATTTCCGCGATGAGGCTGGGGTCCGTGCTCCTGGTACTCGCGCAAACCGCTCAGGGTTTAAGCTGAGCTCAGTGTCTCTCAACACCGTGCAGTATGCCCACGCTGGGGTTGTTACCCGCGAGGACCTGCGCAATCAGGATGTTGAAGGGGCTCCAACCATCGATCTCAAGACCGATGCAATGGAGCTGGCCGCTGATAAAATTGACCTGAAAAAGGAACGTATCGTTTCCAGCTACGTCCGCGCTCAAACGTGGGCAGATGGCAACTCGGGCGGTGAAGACGCTGCCGGTGGTTGGGCTGCATCAAGCGGAAATACCTTTTTCGCAGATATGCGGTTGGGTATTAAAACCATCCAGAAAAACTCAGGGCGCACTCCCAACAAGTTGCTGGTGGATTTCCAGACATACCAGGGATTGCTCGATAGTGCTGATGTTCTGGACCGGTTGAAAATCACCGACAACAAGCTTGTCACTCCTCAGCTGGTTGCATCCCTGTTTGACCTTGATGAGGTTATTATTGGTAAATCGATTTACTCGACCGCCAATGAGAAAGCAGATGGCACTGATTTTACTTCTCAGTACATTTGGGAAACCACCAGTGGCAAGGGTATGGGCTTCCTGTTCTTCGCGCCATCAAGCCCCCGGCTGCGCATGCCTTCGGCTGGATACCAGTACCGCATCAAGCAGGACAATGGGCTTGCCCGCCTTACCCGCGAATGGTACGAAGAGGCAGAGGATCAGTGGGTGTTTGAAGTCCGCGAAGAGACCGACATCGAGGTGTGCGGCTCTGATTGCGGGTATCTGTGGATTGACACATACGCAACCTGATAGGACTATTCAATGAGACACATCAAAATTAAAGCCCCGAAAGGGGCAAAAGTAATGTTTCAAGGCACGCAAGATCTAATCCCTGATAATGTAGAATCAGAGGTTGTGCTCACAAGCTACTATCGGTCAAGAGTTTTGAGCGGGGCGCTTATTGATGTCCTTGGTGTAATTGCACACCCGGCGTACAATCAGGAGCCAGCGCAAAACGATGATCCTGTTTTTAGCGGAAAAGCAATCGATGATATGAGCAAAGAAGAGCTGCAAGAGTACGCAAATTTGCACGGTGTCGATCTTGATGGACGCAAAAGTATTGAAACTCTGCGTGCGCAAGTACGCGAAATCGGCATCGAGGCCGGTGAATAATGGCGTATTGCACTATCAACGATATCATGGCCGTTGAGCCAGCAGATAGCCTTCTTGATCTCACCGATGATGAAGGGGCAGGTTCTATCGTTGATAGCAGGGTCAATGCGGCAATCAATGCAGCAGACGCTGAGATAGATTCGCACCTGCACGGGAGGGCGGGGGAGCTTCCCCTTTCCCCTGTGCCGGAGCTTATCAAAAACCTATCCTGTGAAATTGCAATCATTCGCCTTTACAAACGCCGCTTTGGGATGAACCTCCCCGAGGGGGTGCGCGAGCGGCTGCGGGCAACAGAAAAAAAGCTGGCCGATATTCAGGCGGGGCGTTCCCTTGTGAATACCGAACATCGCGAAATGGCTCCGAGTGTTAGCGCAATAGTATCAAGCCCGGCGCAGCGCTTCACGGCATCAACCCTGGGTGGTTACTGATGCTTCGGGAAATTGAGGCGGGAGTAATCGCACGGCTCAAGGTCGCGGGGCTCGGGGTTAAAAAAATCGGTTCTGCCGATGATGTTACCGGAATGAACACCCCCGAGATTGCGGTTGCTATCAACACGGGGACCTTTGCGCCGCTCACCATAGAGAAACGGCGGCTCAACGTTACGATATCCGTGTATGTGCTCTTTAAGTGTTTGGGAAAACTCGATGAGCGCCAGCGCGGGATATATCCAATCGTTGAGGGTGTGGTTGGGTATCTGATGGGGCAAACCCTTGGGTTAAGTATCAACCCCATTGCTCCCCGTTCCTTTCGCGATGCTACCCCACCGGAATATCGCGAGATTGGCCAGACTGTCTATCAGGTGGATCTCGAAACAGCCTATCCGGTGTCGGCGATTGACGAAAGCGAAGCGGTTGAGCTGGTAACCCTTGGGCTAAATTATTACATCAAACCGGGCGACGATGTTGCAGATGCCCAGGATATCGTGGAGATTTGACGATGAGAGCGAAACGGTTGTTTGTGCGCGCAGCAGTCGGGACCATGAAACTTGGCGGGGTCATTTTTGGAGACGCGCCGATTCACGTTGAAAATAAATTTTTGTTCAGGGCAGCACTTCGCAATGGTGCGCTGGTTGAGGTCTCTAACGATCTTGCTCTGGCAGTAAAAAAACAGTCCAAAAAGGAGCAGTAAGCGATGTCCAGCCCCAACGTCTCTTTTTCCGATATTCCCAGCTCAATCAGAAAGCCTGGTGTGTATAGCGAGTTCAATTTGAACGCCGCCCGCCAATCGCTTCCTGCAAACGATGTATCGATGTTAATCATCGCCCAGCGCCTTTCTACTGGAAGCGTTGCCGCCTTGGTCCCGACAAAGGTGTTCAGCGATGCCGATGCACGGCTTTACTTTGGAGCTGGGTCTCAGTGCCATCTGATGGTAAAGGCCGCTCTGGATGCAAACCCAAGCCTTGACCTGACCGTGTGCGCAGTGGCAGACAGTGGCGCAACCAAGGCAACCGGCACTATCGCATTGTCCGGGACCGCGACCTCTGCGGGGGTGCTGCGGGCGTGGGTAGGCAATCGCGTTGCAGAGGTTGCTATCTCTTCCGGTGATCTGGCCGCTGCGATTGCAACCGCCCTGAATACCGCTGTTTCGGCAATCGCCCATGAACTGCCTGTTACCAGTGGCGTTTCAAGCGCCACCGTTACCCTTACCGCGCGCAATGCCGGAACCGTTGGAAACTACATCCCTATTGAGTGCAGCTGCACTGCCGCAGGAATCACCGCAACCGTTACGGGGATGGCAAGCGGGGCAACCGATCCAGACCTTGGCGCAACAAACGGTGCGCTCGATACGGTGTTCCCCGGTAACTATGACATTATCTGCATCCCGTTTGTTGATTCCGGCAATTGGACCGACCTTGGCACCCATCTTGACGAAATCTCTGGACCGATGGAACAGCGCCCGGCTATCGGGGTGATACAGATGTTTGGCACAGCATCCGAGAGCACCTTGAACCATTGGCGAATTACCTGCGGATACCTGCCCAGCACAAAGAGCTGCCTCTTTGAAGTAGCCGCTGCATACGCCGCAGTTATCGCTTCGGAAAGCGACCCCGCGCAACCGCTAAACAATCGGGTGCTCACCGGGATTGCTGCCCCCGACATTAGCAATCGGCTAACCAGAACCGAAATTGAGAGCCTGCTTGACAATGGCCTTACTCCAATGCACGTTATCGCTGGGGAGCGGGTCGCAATCGTCAGAGCAATCACCACCTACACCGAAAACGCACAGGGGATTGCAGACCCCGCGCGGCTGGATATCTCAGTACCGCGGTCACTTGATTATGTGCGGTTTTCATGCGTCAGCCGGGTGTCGTCAAAGTTTCCTGCGCCGAAGAAAACGCTGCGCTTTAAAAAAGACATTCGCTCAGAGCTGCTCGATGTGCTGCTGCAGTTGGAGAGCATCGAGATTGTCGAGAACATGGATTACTGGAAGGCTTATTTGGTAATAGAGGACGACCTGCAAGACGCAACCCGAGTGAATGCACGAATCCCTGGTGCAATCGTAAAGGGCGCGCATGTGGTTGCTATGCGCATTGACCTGTTGTAATCTCCACGGGTGGAGCAGTCCACCCGGTTACTATTAAAAAATGAGGTGTGGCAATGTCAGATGTATTAGTCTCGCGTTGTACTGTATCGATCAATACTGTGCAAGAAACTGATTTGAAAAATTTCAATGAGGGAGATCGGGAGCTTGCCGCTCCGGTCAATTTGATGCACAAGACAGGCTTCATCCAAAAAACAGCGCGTTATACTTTCACGATGGATCGCGCTGTAAACGCAGCCGGATCGCCTATCAACTACGATACGCTCAAAGATGCAACCGTGGTGGTTGAGCGTGACGGAGGGAGCCGCGTGCTTTACAGTGGTGTGCGCACCATGATGATTGCCAGCGGGGGTATTGACGGGGAGAACGAGGAAGTTCAAACCATCACCTTTGGCGCTGTCAGCAGGACGGTTGAATAATGGGACTCTTTGAAAAGCTCCGCGCAGGTACTGAAAACCGCAAAATCATCGAGTGGCCTGGGTGCACTGGGGCCATCGTTGGGCTGCGGGTCCTAAATGATAACGACTACCATGTTGCAGGACTTGCGGCAGACAACATCTATAAGGCCGCAGGGGTAAAAATAGCGATTGAAAACGCAGAGGCCTATGAGGCTGAGATTGCCACTCAGCTGCTATACCGCGCGTTGTCAAACTCTGAGGACGGCAGCAGTGTTGCCCCTGACATCACACAGTTTCGCATGTTGTTGACAAAAGGCGTTCGCGAGAAGCTTATCGATGAAATGCAGAGCTGGCAAGCAGAGTGCAGCCCCTCCCCCGGCAACATGGATGAAGGCGCTTTCGATGTGCTTTTTGCCCGTGTAAAAAAAAATGCCTCAGAGACAGTTCAGAGCGTCTCAGATATCGCTGTGCTGAAAAAGCTTATAGTTATTTTGGCAAGCCAGCTGTCGAGCTCACAGACGGGCAGCTGATAGTACTCGCCGCGATGGAATCGGCGATAGCAGACAAGGACTCCCCACCTCCCTCGGGCGGGTCAAAAATCAAAGCTGCAGTGCACAAGGTGGCGCGCCCCGATGTCAAAAAATAACACTGTAAGCATAAATATTCGCGGCAACCGCAAAGGGTTGCGCCGCGAGCTTGATGGCGCTCAAAAAGATGTATCAAACTTTGCAAAGCGCAGTACTCAGGCCCTCTCCCCTTTACAAGACGCAGGTAAAAAGCTTGGCAAGTCACTCGTAGGCCCATTTGCAGGCCTTGCTGGTGGTGTCGCTATTGTTGCGGCTGCTCGAAACATAATGAATTTCGACAGAAGCCTGACAAGGCTTGCCATCAATGGCCGTCTGACAAAAAAAGAGCAATTCGAGTTGCGCGAAGAAATTGGAAAGCTCGGGATTGAGTTCGGCAAGTCACGAGAGCATGTGCTTGGCGGGTTGGATGCCATCGTTACACGCACCGGTGACATTAAATTCGCCAGAGATGTAATGAAGGATCTTGCCGTTGCCTCTACTGCTACCGGAACAAGCATGGAAGATCTCGGCGCGCTCGCATCTAACCTGCAACAGAAACTTGCGATCGGTCCAGAAGGGCTTGCAGAGGCACTCAATATTATCAACGTCCAGGGAAAAGAAGGCGCATTCACACTCGAAAAAATGGCTTCATTGGGAGAGCGCCTTTTTGCTGCGTCCGGGCGATTGGGCATGAAAGGTGCTGGTGACCTGAGAAAGTATGGTGCCCTTATTCAAATGTCAAAAATGGGCACTGGTAGCGAAGAACAGGCTACAACAGCAATGGAAAGAGTGCTTGACGCGATAATAGACAAACAGGACGTTATACGCAAAAAAGCAAAGTTTGATGTTTTTTCAAACAGATCTCTCCAGCAGTTCAAAAGTATCGATAAGATAGTAAAAGGCATTATTATAGGAACTGGTGGAAATGAAAAGGATCTTGGCGATATTTTTGGGGCTGAAGGTGTTCGCGGAATCGCCGAATTGGCGCGCTTATACAGGGAGACAAAGGGCTTTGATTTCTTTGACAAGCTCACAAATTCAGATGCAGGTCGAGCAAACGAAACGTTGAACGATGCTGCCCGTGCCATGGAAGACAGTGCATCAAAATTTGATAAATTGATGGCTATTCTTGAAAACGCATCTGACAAGCTCCTGGTCAAATCTATTGAAAACCTTAGCGTAGCTCTAACCGAACTGATGAACGACCCGCGAAAAGTCGATGATTTCATTGAGGATATTGGTAATATTGGGGCTGCTATTGCTGGACTGGTCAAAATTGTTGGCGGTGCCCTTGGTGTTCTTGAAAAATTTTGGAGCGTTGTTGACAAAATTGAAACTGCAGGAGACCCAAACTCATATAGTCCAACGAAAGGGGTCACTTCTGGGCGTGGTAATCGGCTCCACAAAAACGACTTGGCGAGACAGATGCGTATCGCTAACCGTGGGAAAGGTGTTTTTGATAGGGCCATTGTAAGTGGAAAAGTTGCTGAGAATCCTGGCTCAAAATCCGAGCAAGTTGTAAACATCACAGTATCCGATACGATGCAGGTCAGAGCGAGTGCTACTTCAAACGGCAGCACCTCAGCGGTCAGGGTAAACAAAAAAGACAACTCCTTTTTGGTGAAATAAAAAAATGCCTCCTCTTTACAGTGCACGAATCGCCAATTTCGATATCGACCTCCTTGAGATTCAGGATTCATATTCCAGGGCGATTGCCAAATATGAGTTCCCCCTGAGGGATGGTGCGGCGCTCGATGATATGGGCGGGAGCGCACGGTCAATCAGGTTCGCAGCATTCTTTTTCAATGAGAAATATTCGCGGCACACCGAGTTCGTTGATCTGATAAATCAAGACGCTGTAATTCAGTTAACGCACCCAAAGTATGGGATTTTAAACGGCAGAATCACAGATTGGACCGTCCTGCATGACGACCGGGACGAGTACTGCCAAATCGATATCACCTTTGTTGAGCAGATTATCGGCGAAGAGCTCCAGTATGTGCACAACGTCCTCAGCGCAGCAGAGGGGGCCTTTCTGGCAACCCAGCTGCAGGCGAAGGATTCCTTTGCTGCTAAGGCTGCAGTTGAGCTTGGCAGCGATGGGCCGGGGGTGCTAACACGGGCTATCACAGGGACCACAAGCCTTGTCTCTCAGCTGGGCGGTGGAATATCGAGCAAGGCGCGGGCGTTTGTAAAGCGCATCGATGGAGCTGTTCGGGCCGTTGAGGGGCTTTCCCTTGCGGTCCAGAATCCCGCAACATCTATCATCACCGCCATTGATTACGGCACAAGCCTACCGGGGAGAGTGGTGGGGGCCGTAACTCAGTGCATCGAGCGCTATGCCGAGGCAGCCGCCAGCGTTGCATCTTCCCCCGCACAGATGGTTGCCAACCTTAAAAACTCAATCACAGCAATTAAGGCAGCCGCAAGCGGGCTTGAAGATCAGGTTGGAAAAATCGGTGCATCCTACGCAGCGCTCAAAGTCGCGCAGGTGTTCGCCGAAGATGAAACCGCGCGGGCACAGGCCGGCACGCTGCAGCCATCATTTGACATCGAGGGGAACTACATCGCGCAGGACCAGCCCCCGGCAACGCTTACCGTCAATGACCTTGAGGCTGCGGCCTATGCTTCGCGCCAGATGCTTGATGAGGCGTACCAGGCAGACCGTACTATGACGGGGTTGAAAGAGGCTGGGCTTGCCCTACAGAGGCACGTTGATGTGGTTAAGGGGTCGCGCGAACGGCTAAAAAAAATAACCATCACCCACCCCACCCCACTGCACGCAATATGCCTGCAAAACGGACTGCCATACTCAGATGCAGAGCGCATCATTAAAATAAACGATATCCCAGACCCAGCGCGCGTTGAAGGGGAGATCCTGATCTATGCGTGATTCAGTGCAGCTGCAAATCGGTTCGGTGACCATCGAGAACTTTTTGAGCTACTCGATAGCATCGGACATCTACACCGCTGACGACGCATTTAGCGTTGAGCTGGGGAGGCCTGAATTTGAGGTGCCGCTTGGGTCAGAGTGCACCCTGAAAGTAAACCGTGTGCCGGTGATGAGCGGCATCGTTGATTCGGTAACAAAGTCATATTCAAAATCTGGGCGGTCCTATTCCATCGCCGGGCGCGATTTGATGTCGCTTGCGGTGGATAGCTATTGCGAGAATTTCATTTCTCTCGCTGGAAAGCGGTTGGCCGACATTGCCAAATCGCTTTTTGAAACGGTCCCAATCCTTAATCGAAAACCGATCGTTTATGATGCCGGAATAGAGCGGCTTTCTGTCCCCGCCACCTTTGAGGCGGTATCCCCTGGGCAAACGGTTTTTCAGGTGCTTCGCGACATCGCAACCAGCCGCGGGGTGTTGTTTTATTGCCGCCCGGATGGGACCATCGTTTTCAGCCGCCCCAAAAGCAGCGGGTCCGCTCCTTTTTCAGTGCGGGTAACCGCGCAGGGCAACGAGTCGGGGGTTATCGAGGGGCGGGCGGTGCGCAGCTGTGCGCAGCACTACCGAAAGATCATCGTTATCGGGCAAAAGCAGGGGGGGGAGGATGATTCGCCAGAGGATATCAACATTTTGGAAACCATCACCGACGATGAAGCCCCAATTGCAAAGACAATTGTGGTGACCACAACCGATGGCGAAGCGCCACAAAAGATTGGTGCTGTGATAAAAGAGCAGAATCGCTACCAGGCCTATCAATACGAATACACCTTTGCAGGGCACACTCAGCGGGGGCACGTTTGGAGGCCGGAGATGTTTTGTCAGGTGTTCGATGATGAGCTTGGTATTCAGCAGCCGCTCTATATCTACGGCTGCGACTACAGCATGAGCAAAAGCGATGGCGTGAGAACAACCGTCCGCATGGGCCTCCCAGGGGTGATGGTATGAACATAATTCGCGGGATAATCCAGTCGGCGGTTGCCTCTGCATCAAAGCTCATGCGTATCACCGCATCCGGACGCGCAGGAGAGACGATAACCAGCCGAGAGGCAGTGCAGCAGTATGGACTCCAGTCTCGCCCAAAAAGCGGCTCTGAGTGCGTTATGCTGCAACATGGCGATGTGATTCTGATTGTTGCCAGCGACGATCGGCGATACCGTCTCGCCCTGGAAGAGGGGGACGCTGTTTTGTACAGCGGCACAGATAACTATGTGCGGTGCAAAGGGGATGGCGGGATTGAGGTTTGCAGCAGCGGGCCGGTTACCGTTCAGGCTGGTGATATCAGGCTTGGTAGCGAAACTGCCGCAGAAGTGCGGGCGCTGGTGGATGAGAGGATCGTCACTATTTTCAATGCCCACACTCACGCATTGGGTTCAGGCGTAACTTTGCAACCAGCAACGCTAATCACTGCGGCGACACCATGCACTACAACCGCGTTAAAGGGTAAATAATGCTGGACACGAAAATAACTGTTGCGGCCAACGCGCTGCCAGACATCGAAAACGAGCTGACCGACTCGCTGCACAACAACATCTTCCTTTCACTCACCATCGAGCGGGGGGCGTGTTTTTGGAATCCCCAGTTTGGGTGCCGCCTCTATCTGATTAAAAAAATCACTGCTGAGTCAATGCGGCTGGCAGAGCAGTATTGTGCGGAAGCTCTAAAGTGGCTTGTTGATATAAAGCGGGTGACGGAATTTGATATCGTTGTCGAGCGTGATCCGGTGGACCAGTACCGGATGAATATCGGCATCACCGCGCACAGAAAATCAGGAACTCAGTTTGAAACCTCAATGCACTACAGCATAGTATAAGGGGCCAACAATGCCAATCGCCATTCGGACATTCGACCAGATCTTAAACGGGATTCTCATTGATTACCAAAATCAAATCCCTGATATCGACATCGCCCAGGGGACGCTCACCTACATAAAGGCTGCGGTGCTTGCCTCTACCATTTGGAATCTTGAGCGGATGCAAAAATACATCGCTGATGAGCGCTGGCCAGATGGAACCAGCCGGGCAGCCCTTGAGCGGTGGTGCTCAGTTTATGGGGTTGCTCGCAACAGCGGCGAGGGCGATGCCTCTCTTTTATCGCGCCTCCTATCGCGCATCCAGCAGCCACCAGCGGGCGGGAATCGATACGATTGGCCGCGATGGGCCAAAGAAGTTTCAGTCCAGCACACCACCAACGGAACAACATTCCACGAGTTGGTGCAGAACGCCTATGTTTATGAGAACCTGCGCGGTAGCGGGACGGTAACGGTTGTTATAACCGCAGATCTTTCAAACGCTCCAGCCTGGGTTTCCGGCGTTGCGTATTCTGATGGCGAGTTCGTGGTTTATAACTCAAAGCCATACCTGTGCATCCAGACCCACTCTACCGCACAAATCCCCGCATCGAGCGAGGATTATTGGGAGGATTACGAACAGGGGGCATCTGATGACCTGCTGAATGAGATCACCGACTATCTTGATACCCGTAGACCGCTTGGCGTGTGGGATTACATCGTGTTGGCACCGGTGCGGAAAACTCAGAGTGTGTCCATCCAGATTTTTGGCACCGACGCGGTTGAGGATGTGATTCGAGACGAAATTGAAAGCTACATGAAAAACATTGAGCCTGGAAAACCTCTTTACAGATCACAGTTGGTCGCGATTGCGGTGGAGAACGGCGCAGATAACGCTATTGTGAATAGTCCGTTTGATGATGTTACCTGTGAGGCTGGACCGTTGATATTCGAGCGCATTTGGCCGGGCACATTAACCGTTGTGAGTGTGTGATTATGAAAATACTGCAGCTGTGGTTTGGAGAGAAAGCGCCTGAGCACGTTTTGGAGTGCATGCGGCACAATCAGGCTCTCGGGCATGAATACTGCTTATGCTCTCACTCTAATTTTTTGGATGCAGAGCGGTTTGTGCGCATCGATGATGCGTTACAGGAGAGTGGCATTGCTGAGGTTGTGGCATCAATGCGCAGAGGGAACAAACTACTGGCTACCGTTGATTTGCTGCGCATCTGGTTTGCGGCGCGCGAGCGGCTTTTGTATCTGGATGCTGATTGTAAGCTTGTAGGTGACCTTGGGGACCTTGGCGACGATACCTGGTTTGTTCGTGATAAGCGAACGGGGCTGATGCTTGACTATTACGCCATCTATAGTGGAGACTCTTCTTTTTGCGCGGAGATGCTTGGGGATATACTCAAACACATGACTGCTGTCGGTGGTTACATGGATTTTGAGTGTTATCGATATATCAACCGCAACGCGCAAGCGGTGAAGCATTTCGACCCGGCAAACTTTATGCACCTTGAGAATCGGTCATGGAGGCGCGGATGAGCACTTATTACTTTGATATATCTCCAAATTATGACCCTCCAGAGATAACGGCACCATATTATCACTATCTGAACAAGGCCGACCCTGGTTGTTGGTATGACCTGTTAGAGTTCACCAGTGCGGACGCAGATAATACAACGGACATCGTGATTTACGGGTTCCGGGATATTACCGAGCCTGTTTCGTTCGTTTATAATGGCGGTGGCTGGGACGAACAGTTTTTGGGAATAAAATTCAATGGTTGGGACAGGGCAGACGGATTTGCACCATGGGGGATAACGGGGAGCTATGTTCTATTTCCGACCGATGCAAAGGTAACTCGATTTTGCACTGATGATGCCATTGTAAATAATCACTATTTTGACACAACGCTAAAGTGCTGCTATCTCAAAAGCGAATCGCCAATAATTTTGAACTCGGTTATATCTGCATTCGGATGCACAGTTTCAGCTCCAGTGTTTGATCTCGGATATTCAGAAACGGACGATGAACAATACTCATTTGTTGGGTGCGTTTTTAAGGTTGCTGCGTTCAGCTCGTTGTTTGCGCAGGGGTGGGTCACCGGGGGAATCTCCTTTCGTGATTGCGTTTTCATTGGCACTACTCAAGGTGATGTTGAGACAGATCTGAGCAATGTGCAAAACCTTGAGATCACAAACTGCACATTTGTTCCTGCGGTTTCGTTTGCATTCCCTGATGCCAGCAACGTTTCGGCGCTGTCACTGGATTACAACAAATCCGGTCTGGCAAAAGTGGCGCCTGAAACATTTGCCACCGAAGAGTATGATTTTGGATTCTCGGATTCTTACCGGGACGGATACGGTGCGTGGTTTTTTTCGATACCACCAGACAATGCGCACTTTCCAAAGCGCAACGAAATTAACATGCTTTTCCCCAACAGGTATCGGTGATATATGTTCCATTTTGGGCAGACATTCAACGCTGAGGTTGATGTTGAGGCAAGGGCCTTGCTGATTGTTGATGGTTTGGCAAAAACGCTGCGCGATGAGTTATTCCCCGATGGCGCAACCGATGCAGGCACCATGGAAGATTGGGAGAGGCTTGTCGGGATAAACGGCGGTTCCAGCGTCACAAGCGAGGGCGATCGGCGCAATGCAATTATCGCGAGCCTCAGAGCAACCAACGCCATAACGGTTGCGGCATTTGAGAGCATCGCCGGGGGGTTTGGATATACGATTGGTCCAGCCGGAACGCCAGGCAAACACCTGCGCATTGTTGAGGGGAACCAGTGGCCAGCCTTTCGCGCGGGAATATCAAAGGCGGGCGACAAGGTGTATTCCTCGTACGCGGGAGACTACACCCCCTACACCGTGCGGGTATATGGAACTGACGTAACGACAAACTCAGAGTTGCAGAGAATTTTTAATAAGGCGAAACCAGCGGGCATAACCTTTATTTTTGTCAACGAATAGGAATTATCATGTTAGCAAAAACGACTTTTATTGACGGCACAACCGTTGAACCTGCATGGCTAAACAGCATCCCCGCCCGAAATTGCGAGCCACTGATAAATTATATAGGTGGCATGGATATGTTTTTTAGCAGTGCTCCCAGTGCTGTTATTGGTGTTCGACCAGGGGTTGCTACCTGCTGGGGGTCGTCGGAATATATTGCTCTAAGTAATACCTGTTATAAAAATATTGAAAACACATGGGTTGCTGGAAGCGGAGTAGGAGGCAGGCCTCCGGCGGTTGAGCTTCAATGGAATCGCTTCTACCATGTTTTTGTAATATGCAACACGACAACTGGGGTAGTAGATTGCGGCTTCGATACAAGTATTTCCGCTAATAATTTGCTTCAATATAGCGGGTACAACCTGCATAGGAGGGTTGGCTCAGTGTATTATGCTGGCAGTTCGCTTAAAATATTGCCGTTTTTGCAGTACGGCGACATGGTGATCTATAACTTCCTTGGTATCGATAATCTGGTTGCTCTGCCTGCAGACAACGTACAGCGCTTTCGCCATACTTATTCACCACCCTGCAAGACAACTCTGATATGCAAGACGACTGGGTTAGTTGGCGGGTCCGCCCATGTATGGCCTTGTGGGATTGGAGAAGGCGCAAACTTTGCGACTTCGGAGCTTTATGCCATCGCGGCGCCATTTAGTTATGCGTTAGTTGCGACTGATTATGATGGGTATATTAACGTTAGGCGCAATGCCTCCGTCACATCATGCCAACTGAGTATACTTGGCTACTATGACCGTCGGGTTTTAGAGTAATTGAACCATTGATTAATCGCCGTGTATGACGCTGGAATGACACAGGATACTCAACTTTTCACCGCTTGTGTATAGATCCACTCATCACATACCCTTCTGCGCCTGCAAAATCACCCGCGATAATGCGCACAAGCCCCCATCCGAAACCTGAGTCGAGATAATCGGCTCTTGTTTCGTTTGGGACAACAAGCACTTTCCCTTTTGTGATCATCTCGTCAGCAGCTCGACCATTCTGGGCCCCCATAAACCGGACAAACTCCTTATGGTCTTGCAGGCTTCGCGCCAGATATACGCTTTTAACGCCAAAGCGCAAAACACACTCTTCCCCTGGGAGTGACATCTCCTCAGCCGCTTTTTCTGTACTTGGTGAGCTGTCTTCGCTTTGCTTGTTCTTTTCGGCAATTGCACCGAGATACAGTATAAATACGAATATGATCGCGACAGTCCCCAAGAACGCCTTCATTTGAAACCACCTTTTAAAAAAGAAAGTTGGCATTTTCCGCCCGGTGATAGTCCGGCATTTCAAATTATAGCATAAACCACACTAAAAGAACAACCAGCAGTCTATAGGACCGTTTTGGGCTCGGTCCTGGTCTGCTCCTTCTCCCCCTTCCTCTCGTGCCCACCCACCGGGTTCCTCAGTCCCGTGCGATACCCATGTTGTTTTGATGAGAGCGCGACCTCCGTGCGCTCAAGTACCTTATCGATCCTCTCTAACATGTCCTTATACATCCGGTAGGCCATATCGGCTTGGCCACGGTAGTAATCGGTTGAGTTTTCGTCTACAGAATCAACCGCAATTACCGCATCAGGTTGTTTTTGCGGACCTATAAAGCCAACACTTTCAAGTTTAAACATCATTCTCTCAGAAATACTATTCCTTTTTATCGCACTTTGCACAGCTTGTTGAGAGACACCAAGTTTTTTTGCGAACTCAATCTGTGTAAGCGAGTGTTGTTCCATCAATGAAATCAACAACTTACGAGGCTCCATTGTTTCACCCCCTAAAAAATAACCGCAATTACTGCAATTGCTATTGACATGGCGTTGTATTTGCGGTATATTTTCATTGTGTGCAGCAATTACATGCAAACAAAGATAAGTGATGCAACTCTCATTATATCAAAAAACGCTCAGTGAGTTAAACAGCAATATGCAATCTAAACAGCGCAAGCAAAGTACCAGATGTGGTTGTGAATCCATTAAAACAAACGCGGGAGGTGAGTGTATGAAACCGAAAGCTGAAGGTGTCCAGAAGCCAGAGCGGGCCAGAACTAACCTGATGGTAACCAGGGCGGTGAATCGCAGAATCCGAATTATCTGCGCATTCAACGACAAAACGGCAAACCAAGTGATCGAGGAGATGCTTAATCAAATTCATCCTGAAACATCATTTCAAACAGCGGCATAAGGGGGAATGGCGATGTTAGCAGTTGCAGGGCGTATCGGGGGCGGGGTGGAATGCACGGCAACATGCCGGGCCGACATCGACGGCCTTAAAATCTATTTCGACTGGACTCCGGGGGACCCCAACACGGGGACCTGTCAGGGCTTCGACATCCACGAAGTTTTGGACGCTCGGGGGCGCTCGGTCAATCTCCCAGAGCGGGAGATAATCAAAAAGCTGATTCAGTACAAACAGAAAGCGGCCTGAGAGTTCGCCCTCCCAGACCGCCAATCACAAACAACCTAACAGAAGGAAAAATAATCATGGGAACGCAGGTAGCACAATTAAGCGCATGGAATCGCACTCGCGGTGTGAAGGCTTTGCGCCTGGTCGAGACCACAAATTTAAGCCGTGAGGACTGGCTGCAGGTCCGCAGGGCAGGTATCGGTGGCTCTGATATTGCCGGAATACTGGGGATCTCCCCATTCTCCACCCCCCTTGAAGTTTACGCCGAAAAGGTGATGGAAATCCAGTCGGAAGAGTCTGAGGCAATGCACTGGGGCAACATTCTTGAGCCGGTCATTGCCAGTGAATTTGCTTTGCGCCACCCTGAGTATCGGGTTGAGGCGGTGAACGCTGTTTTGCAAGACCAGGATGTACCGCACTTCCTCACCAACGTTGACCGACTCCTGATCGGCAGCGAGGCGAATGCAATCCTTGAGGTAAAAAACACCTCAGAGTACCTCCGCAAGCTCTGGGAGGACGAAAACACCCCTGACTACTACATGACACAGGCTCAGTGGTACATGGGCGTTGCTGGCCTTCCCTGCGCATGGGTGGCGGTGCTCATCGGTGGGAACAAGTACGTCGAGCGCTACATCAAGCGAGATGATGATTTGATTGCCATCCTACGCAATCGCGCTGATGAGTTCTGGCAAAACAATGTGCTGGCAGGTGTTGCTCCAGAGCCAACAGCAAAAGATAAAGACATCCTCAACAAAATCTTTACCAGCACCTACGGCGAGACGGTCGATTTGCCGGAAGGCACGGCAGCGCTTTGCACAGACCTCCTAAACATAAACGAGAAGATCAAAGATGGAACCCAGCTCAAAGAATACTTCCAGAATCGTTTGAAGCACCTGCTCGGGAATGTAGAGGTTGGGTATGTCAGCGATCGGTTTGAGGTTTACTGGGCTCCCGATAAAAACGGCACCCGCAGATTCAGGTTAAAAGAAGTTGTGTCTAAAACTACCGAAACCACAAAAACAGCATAAGGGGGTCCTATCATGGCTAAAACAGGAGCAGAACTCGCGGCACGTCTCACGACAGCACCGGTAGCAGCAGACCCGGTGAAGACCATCGCCAATCTTCTGGAAACAATGCGTCCACAGTTCGCCGCGGCACTTCCCAGTATTATGAAGCCTGAGCGCCTGATTCGTTTGGCGGTTACCGAACTTCGGAAAAACCCCAAGCTCATGGAATGTTCAACACCTTCGTTTATCGGGGCAATCATGCAGTGCGCCCAAACGGGGTTGGAACCTGGTATTGATGGGCAAGCCTATCTGGTGCCGTACAAGGGAGAATGTACGTTTATCATAGGGTACAAGGGCTTTGTCTCCCTCATGTATCGCAACCCCAAGGTGAAAAAGGTTTTCGCGAATTTCGTGTGTGAGAATGACCAATTCGAGTACAGCTATGGCATAGACGAAAAGTTCAACCACAAACCAGCTTTTCAGGACCGTGGTGAGGTGATCTACTACTATGCCTATGTTAAGCTGGACGGCGGCGAATCGACCTATCTGGTAATGAGTAAGCCCGATGTAATTGCCCATGCCAAGAAGTACTCCCCAGCTTACAATCGGCCAGGTAGCCCATGGCAGGATGATTTTGACTCAATGGCGATGAAAACCTGTCTTCGTCAGCTGGAGCGGTGGATACCTAAATCAGTCGAGTTTCGCGACACGGCTTCGCGGGATGAAACAGTGAGAACAGACATTGAAAACGATGTTTATTCATCGCCAATCACCGCGAACTCAGAAGTTGTCGGCCAGCGTGTTGACCAAGACGGCATCGATAATAGCCAAGAGCCTTTTGTAGAGTAATTCGATACAACCACTGGCGGCGGGGCCCTCTCGCCGCCACTCTCACATTCTCTCGGGATTTTTGACTTATGAAAAAAGATGCTTTTTACTTTCCTCACTACAGCAACGCACGACATGACAGAAAGGTCAAGCGTGTGGTCAAGGAATTAGGTCTTGAAGGATACGCAATTTACTTCTTACTTTTGGAGGTTTTGAGAGATCAAAGTGACATGCGTTATCCGATGAGCGATATCGATTTGCTTGCCGATGAGTTCTGTACAAGCGAGCCTAAAGTAAGGACTGTTGTTTGCAATTATGACCTTTTTGACATTGACGAAGACGAGCACTTTTTTAGCCCGAAACTGATTGTAATCCTATCACCTTATCTTGACGAAAAGAAAAGAAGGAGTGAAGCTGGACGACTCGGTGGAAAGGCAAAAGCGGCAAAATTTGCCCACCAAATTGTAGCATTGCCAGAGCATTGCCATAGCAGTGCTACAGATGTGCCAGAGCATTGCCATAGCAGTGCTGTAGCAAAGAGAAGAGAAGAAAAGATAAGAGAAGAGATAAAAGAAAACACACACTCCGTGCGTGTGCGTGACGTGCGCGAGGCTGAGGAGTGTAATTGGGATTTTAAAAAACTTGCTGACTACGAGCGAGTGAAGGAAGTATTCCCCAAAAACGGCAGCTGCCGAAACCCCGAGGCTGAGCGGGAGTTTTACACCGCAATGAAAACCGATGGTGCAGAAGCTATAATCTCCGGCGCAGCAAAATACTCCGCCTACTGCGCAAAGAAGTACGGTCCGAATCAGATGTGCGGCTACATCATGCAGGCAAAGAATTTTTTCAAACACCGCCGCTATCGCGATCCGTGGGACGAGCTGACAGCTGCTCTATCCCTGGACAGTTTCAAACCTACCACTGTGAACTCCATTGTCTTCGACGGAACAAACCCGAACAAGTACGACAACCTTGATATCGAGGTGGTGCAAAATGGATAGCTTTCAGGCAACAGTCGAGCGGATGCTCAAGGATATCGCCGATAACGCTCCGGACGATACTCCCGACGTTTCGGCAACGGCTCAGAAGGTTGAAGCGGCAAAGCGGCGGTTTATCGAGGCGATACCAAAAATCTACCGCAAAGCCAAAATAGCCGACTTTGCAGCAATCCGCGGTATAAGCGAGTGGATTAGTAATCCAGATGGCTTCTTGTACATCAACGGGCCATGCGGATGCGGTAAAACGCACCTCAGCTATGCCATGGCAATCGAGTTTGCACGCTCATGGGTGGAGGCAGCGGATTTTTCAGGACCGTTCGTTGAATCAATCCCGCAGCTTCGCTACAACGCCACCTCAATTTTCAGGGAGGTAGTTGAGGCAATCAGGGCCGACCGCGACACTGGGCTCATTGGAAAGCTCAAAACCTCAAAGCTGCCGCTGATATTCGACGACATTGGCAGCGAGAAGCCCACCGACTTCGTTAGGTCCACATGGTTTGAGATTATCGACGAGCGCTATTCATGGGGATACCCAACGGTGTTCATCAGCAATCTAAACATCAGCCAGATTGCCGACGCTCTCACCGACCGGGTTGCATCCAGGATATCAAGCGGCAAGGTGGTTGTCATGGGTGGGAAGGATCGGCGGGTAGAGAAATGAATCGAAGGACTGTTAGCGAAATTAGGCCCGATCATTGGCGATGGGCACCATAACCACCCTTGAGCAATCTTCACCCCCATTAACCGTTTAACGCAACACGGAGAAATAAAAATTATGCAGACAATAGAAACGAGCTTCAACAGATTCGGTGCAAAAAACACACTTGTACGAAGAGTTGGCAATGTCACGCTGTTTAGCCTTGCATATCCCGGTGTAAAAAAACCGATAGGTTACGACGTTGCAGTTGTCAGGGTTGGTATGCCAAGCGTTTTCCTGAAAAAGCCAGAGGAGTTCGAGTATTTGCCAGGCCCAGAGGAGTGGGGGAAAAAGGCATGGTCATTTACAACGATCGAAGCTGCGACAAAAAAGTTTGACGAAGTGGCAGAACACTATGACCACAAAAAATAAGCTCAGCGACAAGGAACGCATTTTAAAGGCCCTTTTAGCCTCAAAGAGTTCCGGAGTGTTCTACCCTACCCATAAGCTTGCTTTGATGGCTGGATGCGCTGCAAACAGTGTTCAGCGGGCACTTTGGGAGCTTAGAGCAATGGGCTACCGCTTTGAGGACCGCTTTTTGCCCGGGAAAAAGGAAAAAGAGTACCGATTAGCGCAGGATCATGGCTCCGAACCAGCAAAGCAAATGAGCGCCGCAGATATTAAAAAATTCTCATGCAAGTGCTGTGGGGTTTCCCTGTTCTACTCCACGAAAATCGACCGTTATAAACCGCTCTACCGCTGCAGCGAATGTGGGCATGAGTGGACACAATCAGCAGAAAGAACCGTTTCAGCGTGAAAAGACTCAGAATTATCGCAATTCAGGCAATCGTCGTTTTTGCCGCATCGTTTATCGTGGCAGTGGCTTTTGCCTGCGCTGCGCTGCAAATATCCCAAACAAATTTAACCCTCACCGACTTAGGACTGGAGATTGTGCCATGGAACAACAGTACCGTATCTGCAAAATAACCGACAAGGGCAACGCTGGGTTGGTGATCGTGTGGGAAACCCCAAAGAAGTCTGGAGGATGGGAAGAGCACACTGTCAAAAGTTCAGACCTACCGAGGCCGGATTTCCGCACCATAAAAAACGCTCTCATACCGGACGTTGTCGAGATCCTTGAGCTTCCGGTTGAGTACGAAAACCGGGTGAGCATCATCGAGGTTCTGTGCAAATATGAGCCAGTTGGGACTGTTAAGGGCGAGTCTGCCCCCGACCGCATGGGAGTTCGGTTCAAGTTTGAGCGCATAATCCCAACCGCTGGAGCGGCTCTGGTGGCGGTTACTCCCGAGAAGCGGGAAAAACCGCACAACCAGGAGAACGCTGACATTATGAACCTATCGGACATGTGTGTTCGTCGGCTCAACCGTCTATTTGCTGAGTGTGAGGCGTACATCGATGGTTTCCGCATGCAGGGAGACCTATTCAACGGCGAGGAGGATGCGGATGTTCACTAAGAGCTACGGCGCAGCGACACGGCGCGGAAAGTACAACAACCGCATTGTTGAGATTGATGGGGTCAAATTCCAGAGCAAAAAAGAAGGTGATTACTACCTAAGCCTAAAACTGCAACTACAAGCCGGCATGATAGCCGGCTTTGATAAGCAGGTCCCGTTTCAAATCATCGTCAACGAGGTAAAGGTGTTCAAGTACATCGCGGACTTTGTTGTTTATCACAAAGATGGGCGGCGAGAGGTGATTGATGTCAAGGGGTATTGCGGCGGGAGCACATACGCAATCTTCCGTCTCAAAAAAAAGTGTGTCGAAGCCCAGTTTGGTGTAAAAATCGTCGAAGTTTAACGCTTAAACATTCCGAAACATTGCAAAAAGGGCACTTTTTATGCAACAAAACGCCAAAACTATCAAAAAAAGCTACACCACCGCAGAGGCGGCAAAGATGGTCAGATGCAACCCCCAAACCATTTCGATTTGGGTACGCTCTGGAAAAATAGAGGGGTGCAAAATTGGACTGCGGACACTTGTTGATGCCAACGCTTTTGACCAGCGCGTAGCTCGAGCGTTTGCTGGTGGCGATTTCTTCGGGGACCTTGATAACGAATAACCACACATTTCAGGAGGGCTAAACCATGGCTACGGCGGCAACCAGGGCGATGGATAGAGTTGATGCAAAATGGGCATTGTTG